GCTGCACCGCCCAAGTTTAATTGGCTTACAGTAACTTCACCGTTTCTAGTAATTTTACCACCAATGTAGACATCTTTACCGATGCCGGCACCGCCTTCGACTACTAATGCACCTGTATTAGTGCTTATTGATGTTAATGTTGAGTAAACTTGTAGATTATTTCCTACATGTAAGTTTTCACCGATACCTGCACCACCAGTAACTACTAAATCACCTGTATTAGTTGAAGTAGAACTTGTTCCGCTGTTAATACTAGCAGTTTGAACATTAATTCTATCTGCATTTATAGTTTTGCCAACACCTATGCCGCCTGCAATAGTTACAGCACCATTATCTGTTGCTGTGCTATCTTCTTCGCTTGTGACAATTAATTGATAAACAGTTACAGTGTTAGTTGCTACAATAAAGCCGCCGACATATACATCACCTGCAATGCCGGCGCCGCCTGCCACAGTCAACGCACCATTATCAGTACCGGTACTGTTAGTTGCGTCTGTAATTGCAACAGTTCCGCCTACATTTAGATTCTTACCAACGCCAACACCACCAAGAACAGTTAATGCTCCTGTACTACTGTCTACAGATTGTGTTTCATCTGTAATAGATAATGTTCCGTACAGTACTTGATTGCCGCCAACATATAAATTACCACCAATACCAACGCCGCCACCAACTGTTACTGCGCCGGTGTCAGTACTGTTTGCCTCAGTTAAGTTAGCAAACTGGAAAGTATTAGTAAACAATCCGCCGATGTTATCGTTAACTGTACCAGTTGTTAGAATTTCAGCATTTTTAATAAAACCAGATTCTTCAATGTACAAATATCTTGCGCCAATGCCGCCATTTGGAACTTGTAACGCATTATCTAAAATTTGTGTCGATGAAAATGCTGCACTAGTAAATGTTACAGTATTTTCAAACTCAGCAGATCCGGTAACATTTGCTGTTCCGTTAACTGTTAAATCATTTCTTAAAACTAAACTACCTGCTTCTAATGTACTCCAGGTACCGCTGTTATAATAATCGCCAAAGGGATCTTCACCTTCTACGCTAGGATCAATATCTGTTTTAAAGATAAAGCGTTCAGTAGTGTTTTCTAGACCAATAAATGCACGCCAATCTGTTACTGTACTTGCTGCATTTTGATAATGTATTAATAAACCTTTGTCATATACATCTGGAACAGTTAGCATAGAACCATCTATACCGCCGCCAATTTCGACTAACGGATCAACAATGTAAGTATTTGTTGAATTAATTGTGACTTGTGTACCTATACCTAATAGTAATAAGTCTCCTTCAATTACTGTTGTTCCTTTAACTGACAAATCGCCGCCAAAGTATCCGCCGCCTGCTACAACTAATGCATTTGATGCAGTAGTTCCAGTAGAACTGTCAGTAGCACCAATTACTAAATTACCAGCAATTCCTACGCCGCCTGCAACTGTTAATGCACCTGAACTTTCATCAGTTGCTAAGGTTGTACCTACAATATCAACAGTATTAACTGTTAAATTTTGTTCAATTCCAACACCGCCTCGTACAACCAATGCACCTGTGTCAACAGCATCTGAGTCTGTAGTGTTTTCTAAGTATACTAGACCTTGAATTAATGCAGACCCGCTAACACCTAGGCCACCACCACTAGTAATTTGAACACTGTTGCCGCCAACCGTGATAGTATTTGAATTTCCAGAAACAAAGACGCCGTTTTGTGCAAACAGATCTTGCCCTATGCCTAGACCGCCTTCGAGTCTTAACGCTCCAGTTGATGTGCTGGATGCATTTTCTGTGCCTAAAATTGTTGCAGTTGTTAATACTGCTAAGTATCCACCTACATATACATTGCCTGCAACGCCAATGCCGCCGCCGTTTGAAAGAACTAATGCTCCTGTTGCTGTGCTAACTGCTTGCGTAGAAGTTGATATTAAAATGCCGTCTGGAAATTCTGCAAGACCTATGTTTTGTGTTGCCTTTGTTAAAACTTGGCTACCATCAATTTCGTAGTAACCGAATAGACTTCCGCCACCTGCGCCGTAAATTCCGTTGCCAAAACTAACACCGCCTGCTATCTGTAATGCTTGGCCAGCCGCAGTACTTGTACTGCCACTTGTTTCACCAATATAAAAACTACCTGAACTAGCATATAATGCCCAAGACTTTTCAATTGTTAAATTGCCGCCAGCAACTGCTTGAGCAGGACCTTTAATAAAGATGTTAGTAGCGTTAGTGTATGTTGCATCTTCACTGATTGTATCTAATTGTGGATTGCCAAAATAGTTTACAATACCCCAGGCTGATCTGCCTGTTACTAAACTATCAGTGAATACCGCATCTCTAAAAGATAATTGCGCACCTAGACTGTGTGTATCGCTAGTTACATCTCCCTGCCTTTTAATATAACCACCAATGTTGACGTTACCGCCTATACCCGCTCCGCCGCCTACAAGTAATGCACCAGTTGCAGTGTTATTGGACGCTGCGGTCCCTTCTGCAACTATGCCTTGTTTTACGACGAAATCTTTTATGTTTGCCATTTCTTAATCCTTAACATTTTACCTGCTTATTGCTGTCCTTAAGACTTTTACCAATTTTGCCGTTGTTTGGTCTGCTGTGAATAATAGTCTAACTAATCCGTTACCACCTACATTATAATCTACTGCAAACTCTCCCGACGACCCTCCTGTTGTAATAATACCGTATTCTGACTTGTAAACGTTTCCGTCATTATCAAGTAAAGTTACGATCTCAACTACATGGAACTTGGCTCCGGACCCAATTCCGTCATCAACTTGCACTAATAACTTTGCAGTTCTGTAAGTTGCGGCAGGAAAACTGTCTATAACTGTAGTACTAGTGTTATTTATGCTGGTACTACGAGTAAACAGTTGACCGTCTCCGAATCGGACACTACCGGACACTTGTAATTTGTCTGTTCCGTTGTCTGTTTGAGCACCTACAAGCAGGTTTCCTGTACCTTTTGTTATTGCTAAACGGTATGTATTGTTTGTGTCATTATATAAAGTTAGACCGCCTTCATTTAAGTTGGCACCACTTTGGCCTGCAAAGTTATTTCCGCCTACTCTCCATGTGTAACTTTGCCCGTTAGTTGCAGTATTTCGCATACGAAAGTAAACACTATCAACTTGATTAGGACTTTCTAATGTAATACTTTCGCCTACATACAATGCACCGCCTATGCCTGCGCCGCCGAGTACTTTTAATGCACCTGTCATGGTGCTTGTTGCGCCTTCGATGTTAGCCACATAGAACGGACTAGTTATTTGTCCACCATTCCAAAAAGGTTCATCTAGTGGTACTCCGTCAACATATATTGATCGAGCATAAATTGCGCCGTTAACACCTAAACCTCCTGCTATTTGCATAGCACCTGTAAAGGTAGAAGTTGCACTTGTCGAATTCCAAACTTTTGTAAGTCCGTCAATATTAACGTCGCCGCCGATGCCTGCTCCGCCGTATACTAATAATGCGCCACTATCTGTGCCAGTTGATGTAGTTGTACTAACTGCTCTGAGATCGTTAAATCCACCATAACCTGGATTAAAAAATCCAATTGATGAGTTGTCAATATTTTTGTTTTCTATAAATTGATCTTTAAAATCAGCAATCAATTGATACCATGCAACAGGATCAACATCGAGTTCTTGATTGGGTAAAAAATCTGTATAAAAATACCTTCCTGATAATGTATCTCCACCTTGCACACTAACAATAGCAGATGCCATTTTGTCAGCCGTATTATTATCAGACGCTCTTGACCAAGTGCCGTTTGCTCCTGATCCTACAAAACTTACAATGTATATACCATTCTGAGCCGGATCAGTTTGTGCTCTAACTAATATTCTATTTTCTAACTCGAGATCAACTCCATCAACTGTAGAAGGAGCACCGCCAATAAGGTCTACATCTTCAATAGTTGCTGCTTGAACAGGCCCTTTAAATGCAGTTTGAGCATCTAATATTGGAATACTAACATTACCTAACAAGTAGATAGTGCCAGTTCCGGTAGTTTCAATTATTATATTACCGTCAGGTAATTGACTAGTTATTCTAGTTTCAGTAGAATTGTCTGTAGCAAATTGAAGTTGTTGTAACTTGTTTGTATAAGTGGCAATATTGTTTATTGTAATGATAGCATAACCAGTATCATCTCTGGGAGTATTACCCAACGCTACTTGTGTTTCGCTTAGACTGATGAATCCATCAGTTGACGTTGGGTTTTTAACTCTTCCACTTAATAATGCTGCCACGTTATGCTCCTACCACTAAGATAAACGGTGTCATTGTAGCATACAAACTCTTCTCGAATGTACGACCTGCCAACACACCAGTGCTTTGACTAATAACCAGCGTTGGGCCAATTCTAAAGTCTCCGTTTTGGTCTGTTGATGTAAAGAACACCTTACCATTATTTAACTGAACTACTTCTCTCTCTTGTACAGGATCAGCCTTACCAACTTGTGGTAACGCTCCGTACTGTGTACCGGCACCAACATACTCAAACAAATATCCACTTGCGGAAATATAACTCTGCTGATAAAATCTTACAGTAGCACCATCAATAAACAATGTAGGATCAGTAACGTTTTGTTCTAATCGAACAATATGATACTGACCTTTTCTATTAAAATAACCGTTACCTGTATTAACTGAATTATAATTACCGCCATAAGCAACATCGTAACCTACTGCATCAATAATAGCGCCTACATCTCTATAACACTTATCTCTGTCATAATTAGGAGTATCAGTATATTTCGCATCAATATATGCAACAACTTCTGCTTTAATAAAGTTTTTATTTGCAATTAATAAATCAAATGCATTAATAACTGAAGTACTTGTACTTGCAACATGATCGATTGGAGTTTGTGCTCCTGCTTGTTCTGGACCGTTGTTAATAATGTCAGTAATGATGTCAATTTTTTCTTGTAAAACAACTACTTCTGAATCAGTAGCAGTATTCGTACTCAATACTTGTTTAACTTTATATTGATATGTTTGATTAACTGCTTCTGCTTTAACAATACTTCCTACAATATCTTTAATTCTATCATACGCAGCAGTTGTTTGAGAAACTTGATTATCGATTACGGTGTCGGCTGCATCAAATCCATAATAGTAAACTCCGCTTGTTACACTTTGTCTATTGCCTTCGTGCAACAAGTCAAATGCTAGACTATCAACAATGTATCCTATATCTCGGCGGCAAACTGTTCTATCATAATCAAATTCAGTGTTGTCATAATCAATTCTGGCAATTACTTCATCTTGGATAAATTCTTTATTTGCCATTAATAAGTTATATCCACGATTAATATCTTCTCTATTAGAAGAAGTACTATCAGGAACAATAATATCTGTTACTCCTGCCGTGCCATTTGCTAAAATATTTAAAATAATATCAACATTGCCTGTTACTAACGTTGCAATACCAACGGTAGTTGCAGGTAAACTTGTATTTTGAGTAGCAGTATTACCAACAGTTGAACTAATTTCATTGTTAACAATTACATCTGCTACTAATTCTTTAATGTAACGGATAGAATTTGTAGTTGTTGTAATTTCGCCTCTTACTGACCCAACATATGTATCTTGATTCCAATATTGCAATCCGGCAAATGTACTTTCAGTCACACCGTCGTGCAATAAGTCAAATGCAATGCTATCAACAATTAATCCAGTATCACGTTGGCACTTAGTTTTATCATATAAGAAACCAGTTTGATATGTGTTATTAATAAATGCAATTGTTTCTGCACGAATAAATTCTCTGTTAGCATTTAACAAATATGCAGCATTTCGCATTTTTACGTCTTGTGTTTCTGTAATACTAATTGGTTCCTTAACCGTAACTTGATCTGGACCAAATTCTATAATTGAATTAATAAAGTTTACATTGTCACGAATCATTTGTGCTTCATCTTCGCTTGCTACATCATCGCTAACAACTTGAACAACAATATATTGTTGTGGAGTTGTTATTAATGTACCAGTTACAATATCTCCCACAATTCTTTCAATGAAATTGTAAGCAGCAGTTGTTTGAGGAATTTCTTTTGGTATTGCTGTGCTTGTTGAATCGTATCCGTAATAATAAACACCACTTTGCACAGCCTGCCTGTTACCACTATACAACAGATCAAAACTTACAGAATCTAACATGTAACCTACATCACGGAAACATTTTTCTCTATCATATTCAAATCCAGTAAATTGTTGATTAACATATGCAACTATTTCTGCTTTAATAAAATCTCTGTTTGCAACTAAAATATCATATGCACGATCTACTAACGGATCAGTATCAGCAGTTAAACTTATTGGTTCTAATTCAGGAGCAGCACTTGGACCATTGTTAATTATTTCAGTAATTCTATCAATTTTAGTTTGTAGTACGCCTGCCTGTGTTATAGTAGCAGGTAACATATATGTTACCTGCGTTGCTGTGTTGCCTTGACTTACAGATACAATGTCGTTCTGAACAATAAACGGTATAATTTCTTTAATTCTATTGTAAGCAGCAGTTGTTTGAGGTATTTCGTTAACAATTGCTGTACTTGTTGAATCGTATCCGTAATAATAAAAACCACTTTGTATACTTTGTTTATTTCCTCCATGTACTAGATCAAATGCAACACTATCTACCATGTATCCTACATCACGGAAACATTTATCTTGATTGTATTCAAATCCTTCCTCTTTAGTGCTTTCTACATATGCAACCACTTCTGCTTGTAAATATTCTTTGTTTTCAATTAGCAAATTGTATGCATTAGAAACATTAGCATTTAGACTTGGTCTGCCATTTGGAACAATTAAATCAGTAATGCCTGTTGTGCCTGTTGTTAAAATATCAGTAATAAATGTAAAGTTAGTACCAATAATTGCAGACTCGGCCGCAGTACCTACACTTGTGCTAGTTGTTTGAGTAACTGTAGATTGATAACGAGTACCAGTTAAACTATTAACAATAACTTTTTGTGCAAGACCGCTTAGATAATTAATTGCATTTGTAGTAGTAGTCAATTCACTAGCAATTGATCCAGTGTATCCGCCTTGATTCCAATACTGTAAACCTGCAAATGTTGATTGACTGTCGCCAGTAGTCGGATACTTCATATCTAATGCAATAGCATCAACAATTAACCCAGTGTCACGAAAACATTTTGCCTCATCGTAAACAAAATTATTTGTTTGATCGATATATTCAACAACTTCGGTTTGTATTGAACTCTTATTGGACTGCAATGATTCGTATGCAGAACGAACAGCCAATATTTCACTTTGATTTAAATTATTCGGAACAATACGGTCAGTAATTCTGGCTGTTCCATTTTCTAAGATGTCGATTATAAGATCAAATCCTGCCTGTATATTAGAAATTACAGCAATTGTTGCAGTACTTGTATTTTCAATCTGTGTACTAGTAGAGTATCTGTAACCGCTAGTGTTATTTGTTATTACCTTTGTTGCAATATCTTTTAGATAACGAACAGCATTAGTTGTTGTTGTTTGCTCACTAGGAAAAAGTACAGTATCTTGATTCCAATACTGTAACCCGGCAAATGTCGATTGGGTGTTGCCGTCAAATAATATATCTTGAGCAAGTGCATCAACAATTAATCCTGTGTCACGACTACATTTAACAGGATCGTAACTAAACTTGCTAGGCCATAAATTATCAATATAGGCAACAACTTCTTCTTGAATAAAGTTTCTATTCTTTTCTAATAATCTTCTAGCATTTAATACACCTTGGTTGCTATCAACATACTGTCTAGGCTTACGTATTGTTGGACTTGAGTCTGCACCATCCTTAATAATATCAGCAATAATATCAAATTTTTCTTCCAATGAAGTTAATGCTCGTTCGCCGCCACTAAGATCGTAATCAAATACTTGTTCAGTAATATTTTGATAACTTCCAAATTTAAAATTATTATTAATATAAGCAATAGTTTCTTCTTGTATAAACTGTCTGTTAGCAACCAGCAATTGATATGCATTATATACATCTGTACTAGTGTCTTTTGTTAAACTTACAGGTACTTTTTCGTTTGCAACTCCAGGACCGTTATTAATAATGTTTACAATAGTATCAATACTATTTTGAACATCTAAAATTTCATTACTTGTACCCACTGATGTACTTGTAGTTTGTGTAATAAACGGCTGCTGAGGAATTGCATTTTCGCCTGTTACAACGTATGGCAATAATCCTTTAATAAAATTATACGCCGCAGTAGTTTGTGGTATTTCTCCTGCAATTGCACTTGATGTATCACTAAAACCGTAATAGTATACACCGCTTTGAATTGCCTGTCTATTACTAGGTATACCGTCATGTAAAGGATGCAATAAGTCAAACGCAACTGAGTCAACCATGTATCCAACATCACGGAAACATAACTCTTGATCGTATATAAATCGCTGAGTTTGATTTACAAATGCAACAGTTTCTGCTTGAATATAATCTCTATTGATTTCTAGTATCAATGCTGCACGAAGTTTGTTTACATCGCCGCTAGCATCTAAACTAATAGGAGTTTTTGCAGTTACTACGCTAGGTCCATCACTAATAATATTAGTAATAGTATTAATTGCTCTTCCTAAAATTTCTGATTCAAAACTTGTTGCAGCAGTTAAACTAGTATTTTGAGTAACAGTACTTTGATAATTTGTTCCAGTTGTATTTGTTACAATGCGCTGAGATATTTCTTTAATAAAGTTAAATGCCTGCAGAGTCTGTGGAATTTCGTTAGGAATTGCTGTGCTGTTGGCATTAAAACTGTAGTAGTAAACACCACTTTGAACTGCTTGTTTATTTCCGCTGTGCAGTAAATCAAATGCAACTGAGTCAACTATGTATCCAATATCACGGAAACATAACTCTTGATCATATTCGAACTCACTAGTCTTTGTGCTTTCTACATATGCAACTGCTTCGGCTTGCAGATATTCTTTGTTAAGAACTAATAAATTGTAAGCATTAATAACATCAGTAACAGTGCTTTCCGGAATATTGTTAGGAACAATAGTATCCGTTACTCCATCAGTGCCGTTAGTTAATATATCAGTGATTACTGTAAACTCAGTGTCAATTATTAACGCAGCAGCCGACGATGCTGCATCTAAACTTGTATTTTGAGTAACAGTACTTTGGTAGCGTGTGCCGCTTTCATCATTTTGAACAATTAATTGTGCAAGAGCGCTGACGTAAGTAATAGCATTAGTAGTTGTTGTTAATTCTCCAGCAATGCTACCTGTGTAACCGTTCTGATCCCAGTACTGAAGGCCTGCAAAAGTTGACTGACTGTAAGTATCAGTTGGGTATAATAAATCTAATGCAATAGCGTCTACAATTAGACCACTATCTCTATAACATTTTTCTTCGTCGTAATCAAATTTAGTTGCTTCAATATAAGCAATAGTTTCGCTTTGAATATATTCTTTATTGTTAACAAGTAATGTGTATGCATTAATTGTTGCAGTGTCGATAGATTGTACACCATTTGGAACGATTTTGTCAGTTACACCGGCAGTACCGTCAACTAAAATGTCAATAATCACATCAAAATCTGCCGCAACAATATTTCCTTCAACAGCAGTTGCAAAAGTGCTTGCTGCATTTTGTGTAACAGTGCTTTGGTATCTTGTACCTGTAGTAATTCCTTGAACAACTTCGGCTGCTACAGTTTTTGCATACTTAATTGCATTAGTTGTAGTAGTAAGTTCTCTAGAAATGTCTCCAATATACCCTGCTTGGTTCCAATACTGCAATCCAGCAAAAGTAGTTTGACTTTTTTCATCAGTAGGATACAATAAGTCAGTTGCGATAGCATCAACAATTAACCCGGTATCACGGTAGCATTTGGCTTGATCATAAACAAAACCTGTTCCGTAATATTTGTCTACCCATGCAATAGTCTCTGATTTAATAAAGTCTCTGTTTGCAAGAAGTATAGTTGCGGCTGCTTCTGTATCTATATTAGTAGTTCGTGTTTGGCCAATTGGCAATCCTTCAATTGCTACATCTGGTCCTTCTGTAATTATATCAGTTATTAAACTTATAATATTATTAGTAATACCTGCAACTGCAATAGTAGAACTTGTTAAATTTGTTATCTGAGTTGCTGTATTATTAATAGTAGGAGTAATTTCTACATTAGTAATAATAAGAGGAATAATTTCTTTTAGTTTATTAAACGCTGCTGAAGTTTGTGCTTGTTCGTTTTCGACCGCACTTTGAGTATTTGAGAATCCGTAATAGAATACACCGCTTTGAATCGCCTGTCTATTTCCGCCGTATAAAGTATCGTGGGCGACTGAATCAATCATATATCCTACATCACGTAGGCATTTTTCTTGATCGTATTCAAATCCGCTTTCTTTAGTACTTTCTACATAAGCAACTGCTTCTGCTTGAATAAAACTTTTATTAATTTGTAATAAATCGTAGGCCTTTTGTGCATCTGCATTTAATATATCGATTCCATTTGCAACTACAATATCAGTTACGCCAGCAGTGCCATTTTCCAATATGTCTATGATAACTTGAAAATCAGTTCTGATTGCAGATGCTTCTGTGCCTGTAGCAACTGGTAAACTTAAATTTTGCGTTACAGTAGATTGATAAGGTGTAGAAGTTGTGTTACCTAATACAACGTTATAGGCTAGTTCTTTTACGTATTTGATTGCATTAGTAGTAGTGGTTAATTCGTTAGCAATATCGCCGACATACCCATCTTGATTCCAATATTGCAATCCAGAAAAGTTTGCTTGAGTGAATGGTCCTGTACCGCTAAACATTAAATCTGCAACAACTGTGTCTACAATAATACCAGTATCTCGAGCACATTTTACTTTGTCGTACACAAATCCAGTTATAGGAACATTTTGAATAACTCTTAATGCAATATCTTTAGCATAACTTACTGCTAAACTTGTTGTAGTTTCTTGTCCGGGTACTAGAGTAACTTGATTAGACACAGTCGATGATAGCGCACTATCGATTGTGCTAGATAACACTGTGTAGTAAGCATTTCCTGCAAAATACAGATTAAAATAATTAAAATTAGTGTCAGTATATCCGTTTAGAATTGGACGGTCTAAAACTACTGTTTTAAATTGTACATCAACAACTTGAGTACCAGTAGTTACATAAGGTTCTCCAGTTTCTGGATGAACTTCAGAACCATATACATCTCGAATATACAGAGTATGACCTACTGCAATGTTAGTAACATCAATGCCGCTAATAATATAACTGCTAGTTGTAATAGAACCGGTATTAGAAGTAGAGACCAAGTAACCAGGATATCCTACTTCATTAACATACGGAACACGATTTCCTGCAAAATCAATATATGTATCAGGTGGAACTACTTCCATAACTTGACCGATGTGCGGACGATCTAGATCGTTAGGAAGAAATACTTCCATTTGCTGACTGGTTGGCCAAAAACCTAGCGGATAATATTCTCCGTTTGGAACGTTTGTAGGGTATGCAGGGTTTCGGACAAATCCTTGACTTGCAAGTTTGCCTAATCCTTTAGCAGTTAAACATGTATCACCAAAGTTACTGTTAGAGTTAGTAATGGAAGCAATGCCTCCATTTTCAACAATAACTGCGTTAGAGCAAAAAATTGTAAACACAGAAACTAACTGTGCGTAGCCGTTGTTGATAATATGTATACCATTACCACCTTGGTTCAATTGCGTGAACGCATCAAACACAAATGATTGAATTGGGCTACGCTCACTGGGAGCGTTACCGTCAACTAGGGCTCCACCTCCAGCACCGGTTGGATCTAAAGTTCTAATAGCGTATTGTTCGCCGTCATCAACTTGCCACTCCGGCGGAACTTCTGCATCTAAGTAAGGATAGGTAGTAGTGTATCCAAAATAAATTCTTGCATCATCACTTGCAGCCACAGTTGGCCTACTTAACATTACTTCGTAAGTATTTTGAGCAATCATGTTAACTGATGTAACAGTAGATGCTACGTTAACTTCATTAGGACTTAGCCCTGTAGGATATATTAATCCTACTAAATCATCTACTGTATTAGGTACTGCGATTTCTCCGTTAGTTACGATAGTAGAAATTAAATCATAACTTGTAGCAATACGTGTTTGTACAACTGAACCTTTATCAAGATTTAAATCTATAACTTGATTAGTAGATGTGCTGTATAAAGTAACTGATGTTGCATTGTTAATAACAACATCTGCAGATATGGATTTTAAATATTGAATTGCATTTGCAGTTTCATTTATTTCTCCAGGAATTAATGTTGTTACACCGCTCCAGTATGCTAAGCCTGCTTCAATACTTCGTTTATTTCCGCCAAATCTAGCATCTCCTGATACTGCATCAATAATAAACCCTACATCACGATAGCACGAATCTTGGTTGTAATCTAAACCTGGATACTCATTATTAATCCAAGCAACTACTTGACTTTGTAAGAATGTTTTATTTCTTTGTAGTAACAATTGAGCGTTACGGTATCCTTCGTTTGCTTCATCGTTTACTGCCATGCCAACTGCAACTGTTCCTGTGTACAATGTCACAGTAATAGTAGATTGATTAGCGACCCATGTACTAGTCCCTGCGCCTAAAGGAATTTGTACAGTTTGGTTTGGAACAAACATTGTTCCATCTTTTAGCCAAGGCCCGGATTGGTTAGTACAGTTTTGAATGTAAGGAGAATGGTATAAGTCAATTGGATTATCCAGGCTCGGCGGAAATGCCACTGCATAAGCACCTGTAGTATACGTGCCTGCGCCGCCAGGTGCATATCGTTCTACTTCGCCCCTGCGTAAATTACGCATTTGCATCTGAGCAATATAAACGCCACTGTTTACGTGAAATAAATCTAAATCTTTATTTAACGGTTCAATAAAAGTTGTCCGTAAATCGTTACCAACAACAGAAGTATAAGGTTTTAAAGGAATTGGATTATCTTCAAAGTATGCGCCTGCTGCAACTTTAATAGATGTTCCCGGAATGTACAAAGGACTACGAATAGCACCACTAATAGTACGACACGCACGACTTGCATCTAATGCAGATCCGTCATTTCTATCATCGCCATCAGGAGTAACATATAATGTTTGCGGAACAATAGGATAAGTACCTAAAGGATTTCCTTCTACTGTAAAATCACCAGTAACTACTGCGACGCCATTTATTTGTAGTCGTTGAAACGGACTTAAAATAATTTCAGATTCTGTATCGATGCCACTTATAGTAATGTCTGTACCGTTTTCAGTCGCAGTAATTGTTTGATCTTCAAACGCTAACCTACCTAACGTATTTGTCCAAGTTACTTTGCCATCTTCGTCAGTTTGTAATGTATAACCTTCATTAGCCGTAGGTGCTACTCCTAATGCAGGTTGTGCATTTTCTAAATTTAGATAATCCCATCGATCTTCTTTTAAATCTTCTGGTCTTAATACAGGTCTTCTATTACTTAATAAACGTGGCATTAGTGTTCTCTTTAAAAATCAAAAATTACTATTAGTTATTGGCTGTTTCTAAGATACTTAATACAAGTTTTAGAGGACCGTTTGAGTCTGCGTATGCACGAATACTATCTTGTGCTTCTAAAATCATTTTACCAGTAATTAAACTTGCAGAATCATTTGGCGGAATTTCAAAGTCCATTACTAATTCTGTAGTAACGTTAGGATCTTGTGCGTTATTTCCTTGTGCATCTGGCAATACTCTAAATCGTCTGTGATGACTAAATGTAATAGTGTGAGATGCACTAGGATCTGTGTTTGCAACTTGAGCCATTAACACAATAGATGTAACGCCAATTGGTGCAACATATACTGATGCTGTTGTATTTGTATCTAAAACTCTTGTTTTTGTCTTAAATGTGTTTAATGGAATTAATGCCATAATATGTTTCCTTTATTCTTAACCTGCTTCAACTGATAAGATGAATGGTGTCATCTGTGCAAATAAACTCTTCTCAAATGTTCTTCCACTTAGCACGCCAGTTGCTTGACTAATTACTAAACCAGGACCAATTCGGAAATCTCCGTTTTGGTCTGTTGATGTAAAGAACACCTTACCATTATTTAACTGAACTACTTCCTTGCTCTGATTTGGATCAACTCTGCCTACTTGGGGTAAAGCACCGTAGTTAGTGCCTGCGCCACAATATTCAAACAAGTAGCCACTAGCACTCATGTATGAACGTTGATAGAAGTTTACTGTACAACCATCAACAAATAATAATTGATCTCTTACATTGTCTTCTAATGTAACAATATGATAAGTACCTTCTTTAGAGTAATAAGTTTTTGCTGCTTCTACTGCTCTAAAATTACCGCCAGATAAAATATCTGCTTGTAAAGCATTAATAATTAATCCAACATCTCTTCGACATTTTTGTCTGTTATATTCAAAACTACCAAACTCGTTGTCAATATATGCAATAACTTCTGCTTTAATAAATTCTTTATTTGCAATTAGCAAATCAAATGCTTGTTGTACAGCAGTTGAAGTTGATGCAGTCAACCCAATTGGTACTTGAGAAATTCCTACAGGGCCTGTGTTAATAATATTTGTAATTAAATCAACATTTGATCTAATAATAACTGCTTCTGTTTCAGTAGCAGGTTCTAAGTTAGTAACTTGTGCTACAGCAGATTGAAACTTAGGACTAATCGGTGTGCCTGTTACAATATCACCTACTATTGCTTTAATAAAATTATATGCAGCAGTAGTTTGAGGTATTTCATTCGGTATAGCAGTACTGCCCGTGTAACCGTAGTAATAAACTCCGCTTGTTATGCTTTGTTTGTTGCCACCATGTAATAAATCAAATGCAACACTGTCGATAATGTATCCTACGTCACGTTCGCAAGTAACAGTATCGTAACTAAATCCAGGGTAGTTGGCATTAATCCAATTTATAGTATTTGTTTGAATTGCTGATTTGTTTGCAATCAATGCATCATACCCTGCTATAATATTTGAATCAGAAGTAGCAGTACTATTAGAAATTATAGTATCAGTTACACTGTCTATACCGTTTGTCAACAAATTAGTGATATCATCAAATCTATTAGACACAGTTTGTGCAACAGTAGAATTTGATGCTGCTTGTACAATACTTACTGAAAGGCTTTTTGCATAATTAATTGCATCAGTAGTAGTAGTAATCTCATCTACAACTGAACCGGTATAGTTACCTTGATTCCAATATTGTAGTCCGGCAAATGTACTTTGTGAAGTACCTTCGTACAACAAGTCAAATGCCAACGCTTCAACAATTAATCCGGTATCTCTTTCACATTTTATTTCATCGTATTGAAATCCGCCAAAAGTAGTATCAACAAATCCAACTACTTCGTCCATGATAAAATATCTATTTTTTTCTATCAATTGAACAATATTTTCTTTAAAAGGAATTGCAGTCCCAGTTGTTGCAACTTCAGGGGCTGCTTGGGGTCCTGACAGAATAACATTAGTAATGATACCTATATTAGATTCAATTAGTCCTAATGCATTATTGCCGCCCGGTAAACTTGTATCAATTACTTGTATAGTAGCAGATGAAAATGTAGCAGTCATTGCAATATTTTGAATAACATTGTTTGTAACTGCTTTCATATAATTGATTGCTGAGATAGTTTCAGTTTCTTGTCCAAGAATTTTACTCTGTCCTGTTGGATAAGGACTAGATGCAATAATACTTGTTAGTACGTTGTAGTAAGCGTTACCGCAAGCATATATATTAAAGTAGAACGGATTATCATACTGGCCGCCACCCTGATTAATTGGATTACTTAAATGTATAGTTTGAAAAGTAACATCAACAACTGTTGTACCAGTAGTAATGTATTGCTCTCCTTCGCCATTATCGTCTGCTTGGTATCCAAATTGATCTCTTACATATATTGTTTGACCTACAGCAATGCCAGTAGTGTCAATACCGCTAATAGTGTAACTACTTGTAGTTAATGTTGTTGTATTAGCAATAGCAGTTAAAAATCCTGGAAATCCTTCAGCATTAACATAAGGAACAACTTCGTTATCATAATTTACAAATTTATCAGGAGGTTGAATTTCCATTACTAAACTAATATGTGGACGATTGTCAGGATCAGGAACAAATACGCAAATTTGTTGATTAGTTGGAAAATAACCTAACGGAAAATATTCATTAGGTTCAAATATATTATCTACTGGGTTGTATGCAATATTTTTAGGATTATATATAGTACCGCCAAATTTTCTCGGACCATACCCTGTTGCTAATAATGTCAAATCACCAAAGTTATTGTTTGAGTTTGTAACAGATGCAATGCCTCCACTTTCTACAGTTACTGCTTGATCGCAGAAAATAGTAAACACCGAAACCAACTGTGCATAACCTTCGTTAATAATATGTATTCCTCGGCCGCCTTGCGTAATTTGCGTGAACGCATCAAACACAAATGATTGAATTGGACTTGTACGGCTTGGAGCGTTACCGTCAACTAAGGCTCCACCTCCAGAACCATTTGGATTAAGACGACGATCTGCAAAACCGTTTTCGCTCCATTCTCCTGGCATTTTTTTATCTTCAACAGGGTATGTAGTAACTTCACCAAAGTACATAAGATCATTAGTTGCTGTAGCAATTGTAGAAGTACTTAAATGTATAATAAATTGTGTTAGTGTTGATTCTGTACTAAACGGCGCAAACGCAGGTCCTTCTTTAATAATAGTAGTAATTGCATTAAAATTACTGTCTACTAAGTTTCGTGCAATACCGCCTCCGTTTAATTCCGGATTAATAATTTGAGATACTAATGAAGTTACAGTTGTAGAACTTGTGCCAGGTATTAATATCTCACGAGTAGTTTGATAAAAAGATGTTACTGGATTATTGGCAATAATTTCTAACGCTAAATTTTTTGTATACTGTATTGCTCCAGCAGTTTCTCCTAACTGCCCATCAATAACACTTACTGCTCCGTCCCAGTATGCCAATCCCGCTTCTAATGAATTTACATTTGATCGTCTAGTAATATCAAATGCAATTGAATCTATAATAAGTCCTACGTCACGGAAACATTTAGGTTCATTATATCTAAATTCGTAAGGTTGAATAAAAGTAGTATCTACATATGCAACAACTTCTGCTTTAATAAAATCTCTATTTGCATTTAATAATCGATAAGCATTAAAAACGTTAGGCAATGTGCTTGCAGTTGTAGGCAACGGTACTTTAGGAGGAGCAACATTGGGACCTTGTCTAATAATATTTCTAATGATATCTAAATTATTAGAAATAAATCTTGCTTCTTGTAATGTTGCACCAGTAGTATCTAAATTTTGTTCAACTTCTGATTGATACGTTTTAGTGGCAGAAATGCGTTGAACAACTTTTTCAATTAGTTGTTTCATGTATGCATATGCAGCAACAGTTTGAGGAATTTCGTTAATTAATACTGTACTTGTGCTATCGTATCCGTAGTAATATACACCTGCTTGAATACTTTGTCTATTGCCGCCATGTAATAAATCTAAAGTTACACAGTCAACAATATATCCTGCATCTCTACGACATAATTCTTGATCGTACACAAACCCTGAATCTTTATTTGCTTCTACCCAGGCTACAACTTCTTCTTGAATGAATTCTTTATTTTTAGTTAAATTTTCTACTGCCCAAACAATATTATCTGAATTAGATGCTACATCGTTTGGTACAATATCGTCAGTTATTCCTGCTGGACCATTTGTAATAATATCTATTATTTTGTTAAAGTTAGTTGACAATGCAATTGCTTCTGCTGTAGTAGAAGCAGTTGTGCTAAAGTCTTGGTCAATATCAGTTTGGAACGGAGTAACAGTAAAATTTTGTATGATGTCTTGGCAAATATTGCTTGCATATGCAAATGCATTAGTAGTTGTAGTAACTTCTCCTGCAATTTCACTTGCAAAATTATCTTGATTCCAGTATTGAAGTCCGGCAAATGTTGAGTTACTATTACTTTGATACAACAAATCCATTGAAAGGCTGTCAACAATTAATCCAGTATCTCTTTCACACTTATCCGCATTATAAACAAAATCTAAATTAGTAAATGATACATTGATATAATTAACTACTTCAGTTTGCAAAAATTCTTTGTTGGCTTCTAATAGGGCATAACTATCCAAAATGCCTTGATTAGTAGTTATCTGTCCGTTGTTTATAACTGCAGGAGCATCTCCTACAGTTCCTTGTATTAATGAATTAATCAAAGCAACATTATTAGTCATTGCTTCAACAGATGCATTAGTGCCTACTAGCGTTGATGTTGTAGTTTGAGTTAATGTATTTTGATATCCATCAATGATTTGATTTTGTAGTACTACATCTCTAACCAATGATGCTAGATATGTAAATCCGGCAACTGTTTCATCTACTTCACCTATAATTGCAGATCCGCCGGCGTATGCTTCTCCTGCTGTAACACTTTGTTCATTGCCGTCGTAAATTAAATCTGTTCCAATTGCATCAATAATGTATCCGACATCTCTAAAACATTTATCTTGGTCATATGTAAAACTTGGAATAGGTTGACCAACATATGTTTCATTTACAAATGCAACTGTTTCTGCTTGTAAGAAACCTCTGTTAGCATTTAACAAGGCGGCTGCATTTTCATACCCGGATTGATTTTGTAAAATATCTTGTAGCAATACAACTAATGATGTAATGTTATCGGATGCTATTTCTCCGCCTAGTTGTTCTTCATCAAATGTTTGTGCTATTAATGTTCCAGAAGTAACTGAAATCGTTGATGTGTTAGAAATTACATCTAACGCTAAGTCGTTAATTCTTCCAAATGCTGCAATTGTAGGTTGCAATTCATTACCTAAAATTTCAGTATTGCCTTCGTAATACGAACGACCTGCTTCTACTGTTTTCAAATTTCCGCCAATAATTGCATCATTTGCTAGTGCGTCAACAATGTAGCCTACATCTCTTGCACATTTGTCGTCGTCATAAGATAAAGAAGGATAAGTTTCATTAACCCATGCAACTACTTCAGACTGAATAAATGTTTTGTTTAAATCTAAAAGAGTTTTTGCCGCTTGAAAATTTGTATCAGGATTTTCAATTGCTACTACTGTTGCAATAGTAATATCATCTTCAATTAAAATACCTGTACCGTTTACTGCCATGCCAACTTCGATTTGCTGAGCCGTAATTTCTGGTTTGACTGTTACTAGTATAGTAGTTGTATTTGCTTCGTAACTGGATGTTGTAACTACTAATGGAAGTTGAACTGTTTGATTTGGGACAAACATTGTGCCGTCAAACAACCAAGGACCTGATTGATTAGTACAGTTTTGAATATACGGACTGTGAAACAACTCAATTGGATTATCTAACCTAGGCGGAAATGCAACACAGTACGCACCTGTAGTATATGTTCCCGCACCGCCTGGTTTATATCTTGTAACTTCGCCTCGACTTAAATTCAGCATTGTCATACCAGTTATATACACACCTGAATTAACATGAAACAAATCTAAAGTGTTGTTTAACGGTTCAACAAATACTGCACGTAAACTATCTCCAACAACAGAAGTATAAGGCAATAACGGAATAGGATTATCTTCTGCATAGTATCCGGGAGACACTTTAATAACAGTACCTTGTTTAAAATACGGACTACGAGTGGCGCCAGTTATAGTACGGCATGCACGACTTGAGTCCATTGCTCGACCGTCATTGTCGTCGCTACCATTTTCGTTAACATATAAAATATTATTAACAGTAGGAAATGTGCCAACTGGATTATTGCCGTAAACACGAATATCACCATTAATACTAACACTCTTGTTTAAAGATCTTTCTAACAACGGAATATCAGGAAAGAACTGTATATCGTAAGTTGCTGTGGTACTAGTAGAAGTTTCGGTTGTAAATGTATCTATACTTCTAGTATATATGTTGTCTAGATAAGAATTTTTCCAATACGAACTTGTATTACCTAAACTATATTCAGAAATAATTTCTGTGTTAGTAATAAAGTTAGTAACTGTTCCACTTTCAGTTTCGGTAGTTACATATGTTCCTGTACTAAGATAAGGAAGGATGTCTGTGTTAATTTCGCCTAAGAAACTGATTACATCGGTCCCAGTAGTATCACCTAGTCTAATGTTTCCTTGAGCAAAGAAATTACCAGTTGCATAAACATCTCCGTCAACATATGTATCAGAATTGATATTTAGAACGTCGCCGCCACCCGGATTGATATTAATATCGCCAAACAGTGTGGAAATTGTGCTGCTAGACGTAGAACTTTCAATTGTAACTAGTCCAATTGTAGCAGTGTCTGCAATTAATACTTTAGTAGTTAACGTGCCGTTAACATCTAACTCGGTTCTAGGAGAATCTGTTTTGATACCAATACGGCCATCAACAACATTAATGTATAACAGGTCTGTTTCAACTGCGATATCTATTCCGTCACGACGCAAATTGCTTGCGAGTAACGGGCCTGTAATTCGACCTACGGCCATACTAACTCCTTCAACCTCCGAGTTTCACGGATAACCACCTTACATTGCGGGTTTACCACAGTAGCGACAACTGCCAAAACATGACATCACTACTATTTATCGGATTTAATTTTTTTGGGTTAAATAGGACTATTAACCAGGTGGGAAGTAGCCGTCGATACCTTGTATTACTACAACAGGTTTTGCAGGAACTTCACCTGAAAACTGAACATACGTTCCGGTATAATATGTAAAAGTTAATGATGTTCCGGCATTAACATCACCAATTACAGGTTCACTAATTTGTACGTTAAATGTTCCAGTGATAGTCTGAACAACAGTTGTTCCTGAATTGATTCCTGCCGATCCTGAAACTACTGTTCCAGGCTGAACATTGACCACAGTGTCTAGATAAAGAATATTATTAGTCAACGAACTTGCAGCAGTTGTTCCAGTAGTTACTGCTGATGCAGGACTAGGATCAGTTGTTAAATCATAATTAGTGCCTGGAATTTGAAAAACATTATCAACATAAACTGATATGTTTTCAGCGCCCGCATCATATGACAGTTGATAGCTAGGATTTAAAGGACCAAAAAATGTACTGTAGTAGTTACCACTTCCTAAATTTTGAACATTCATTAAGGCAGGACGAACTGTTCTAACTCTTTCCCACAATCCTCTTACTGATGCTTCTAAATCAAATAATTGTGTATTGTATCTTATTTGATTATATTCTGTAGCGCCTGACGGACGTTGTCCAACAGTACCTGCAGGTACTTGTATACTGGCAGTTAAATCAGTTATCAAACGACCTGCTGCGGTTAGAGCAAAAGAATCATTGCTTACGTTTCCGTCATCTAAATTTTTTCTTTTATAAAATTTCATTGTTATTGCCCTGTTGCAACATAACTCACTGTAGCAGTAATTAAATTATTTTGCGTTGCCTGTGCTTGAACACTGTCGCTATCACTTAAAATAAATCTTTCTGTATCAATACTAAATGTTTCTCCGGCAGGAACTGGCATTGCATTAATAATCATGTTAGCATCGCTAGCAGGTTGACTTGATGGAACAACCCAAATTGTAACTTCGTCGTCTGTAGAACTTGTATTGCAAAAAATTAAACAAGTAATTGCGTTTTCGCCTGTTGAAACAAATACTTCTGTTTTGTCCGTTGCGATAAGTTGTGCGTTTGCGATAGCCATCTTAAATCCTTAAAATATAATTGAAAATACCAATGCTTTTCTTGCAGATATTAATTCACCTCTAACTTCTGTAGATGGTGATGTTCTGTTGTCATCTGCAACAAATAACAATCCTGTACTACCTGCGCCTAATGTTGATGTAGAATAAATCTTTACAGAGCCTTGGCTTCTAAATGGAGCAGTAGAAGATACACCAATTGATATACCGTTATTTACTACTGTAGTGCCTGTGCCAAAAGTTTGTAACGTTAAGTCTGTATTGGCTGTAGTTGTTCTTAGAGTACGATTTACAATAGCAATGCCTTGCATTGTAATACCGCTACCTTGAACTAAGAATTGACTAACTCCGTCAATGTATGTAGTTACTTTACTCGGTAGTCCTGATACGCTGTCGTCTGATACAGTAACATATGTGTTACCTTGTCTTAGTTCTAAAGAAGTTAATGAACTAGTAGCAGTTCCTGAAAAAGGTCTGTTATCTACATATTCTTTATTTGGAATATCATTAGGATGTGTTACTCGAGAAGCATAATTTTGCTGTCCTATAACTGACAACATTTCTGGTTGTCCGCTATTTCCTAACAGAATCATTCTGTTGGTAGTAGTGCTAGAATCAACAACTCCTGAATAATCTAGCATCAAAGAAGATAATCTTAAAGCGCTGCCTTTTTGTGAAACACCGTTACCAACAGTTATAGACCAACTTCCTGCATTAGAAGAAGTAGTTCCATTGTTTTTTGTCCATACCCAGGTATCTTCTTTGAATAATATTCTTGCAGACGATGTTGTGCTATCTCTACTACCTCTATCGATTGCAAGACCTGCCGAACCGTATGTTACATATGAATTTGTTTCGCCTGCATTAAGTAAAAGAATATTATCTTGAATGTTAGTATTAGTTGCTGCAAAACTAGTCTGATTGCCTAAAACATTTAAACTACCAGTTATAACAACTGTTCCAGTGTTTACACCCGTATCGAGTGTAATAGTTCCTCCACGAGCAGTGGCTAACTTTAAATCACCTGTATATCTTATAACGTCTAATGCCATGGCGGTCAGATTCCTTTAACATATTTAGCCGTAAATAAGAAAAGGGCCGAAGCCCTTTTTTAAATTACATCTAAGTAATTTACTCTGCGTCGCCTTCAAAGTTTGTAGCACCTGTTGCTGTAGTAACAGCAACTGTAGATGTGCCTGCTTCTTCAACACGGGCGGCTCCATCAATTGAAGATACGCTAAAGTTCCACGGATAACGAGCACCGTCATTAGCAGTCATTACACGACCGGCCATTTTAACTGCACGTACCGCACTTCCGCCGTCTAATTGAAAAGTAATTGTCATTTCGCCAGCAGCGATCGCAGCAGATGCTTTATCAACTAATCTGCATGTTTTTTGCAATGAACCATCAGAGCAAACAAAAGTTTTACTACCTCTTTGTTTTACAATATATCCTGCAACACTAGCGGAACCATTGTGAAATTGAACTTTAATATTATTATCTGTATTTGCGCTAAAATAGCGTTTGTTAGTTGGACGTCCCATTTGTTTCTCCTTTAAAACGTTCTAGGTCTACGCAGCGGGTCAATTCTGCATAAGTCCTACTCAAGTGTAGGCACGATTAATGACACTGTATTTAACAAAAAACCCGCCGAAGCGGGTTTTTATTTGCCTTTTATCTAATTAAAGATTAACGGAAACTTACGTTAGCGCTAGTGATAGCAACTTTACCTAAGTAATCAGCAGCGTTACCTAGTGAAGATGCTGTGTTTGTTAACTCAACATATCCGTAACGTGTCATAAAGCCAACTACTGGTTCGAATGTTGCTGGATCTAGCACAACACCAGAACTCATTAGAGGAATATATGGGCAGTAGAACGCAGCAGCATCTGCTTCGCTTGTACCTTTGTATCCAACTAATACTTGGTTGTTGTCATCTGCATCACTCATGTAAGCATCAACATAAATTCTCATGCTGTTGTTTAATGTACCAACAAACTTAGTGTTTGTAGGTGCTTCAAATGTACCTTCTGTAGTACGTGCAAATGCGCTAGTTGTAGCAGACTGAAGGATCGTTAGAGCCTGGTTAGATACAACTGCCCAGTTAGCAGAACCACGACGTGTACGCTGAGCAATCAAGTTAGCAACACGGTTGATTTGAATCGCTAAAGCAGCATGCTCATCACCAACAAATGTAGCAGTACCACTTACAGCAGCCTGGTCATATGTCTGCTCAACTGAACCTAAAGAACGTAGACTTGCTAGTACTTCTTGGTCAATTTCAGCAGTAATTTCTTGTGCTAGAGCAGCCATAATTTCTGCTTCAATGTCAATACCTTGCATGGATTGTGCATCTTGTGCAGCCTCAAAAGTCCAGCGTGCGCTTAACTTACGTGTCTTCGCTTCAACTGGTGCTTTCAAGATTTGAATGCTCATACGCTTGCCTGGCCGACCTTCTAGAACAGCAGTTGTTTGCGCCTTTGGAGTTGCATCAACGTTGTTACCAGAATAAGCAGCAGCGATCTTGAATGGACTTAATGCCTCGTCACCTGCTACAATGCCGTCGCCGCTATCAGCATAACGAACACGTAGAGTGTGAATTTGTGCAACTGGACCTGTCATAGGCTGTACACCAACGATTTCGTTAGCAATAACAGTCGGCATAACACGTCTGATAACCGGTAAAATAACACGGTTTAATGTTGCAATGTTGCCGGAACTTGTTGCACCAGCAGTTGCGCTTTCAGCCAAATACTTGCGAGTATTCTCAAGAGTTGTTGCCATTACGGATCTCTTGGTACCTTGTAGGCCTTCAAGCAGAGCGTCTTTGGTCTCTGACCATCTTTCGTTTAATAATTGTGACATTTTATGTCTTCTCCTTGAATTAAGTTTATTTTAGACCCGCTAATTTGCGGATGTCTAAGATGTTTTCTTTTAAGCCTACCTCGGCTGTCTTTTGTTCCCGGTCTCCAGTTACTTCTGTGCTTTCAGTAATAACTTCTTTGGTTTGCACCTTAGTAGTTTTCTTAACTGCACCTTCCATAACTGCTGGTAGGTATTTGTCAAAAGTATCACTAAGTTTTGCAGTCTGTACAGACTCTAGCAATTCTTTCATAATACTTTTTTGCTCAGCACCTAATGGTGCTAGCATTTCTGCCATTACTTCTTTACGTTTAGCAATATCATAGGCAACACGAATTTCGCGGTCCTTAGATTCTACTAAATGTGTTTTTTCATTAACAGCAGCCTTTGCTTCTGCTAGTTCAAGTTCTTTCTTCTCGATAACCTTCAACAATTTACTTGTTTCAGATTTTTCGTTTAGATAACTTGTACCAAACTCTTGAGCAAATGCTTCAAATAAGCGGCGTCCAAATGCGTTTTCACGGGCACTATCAATATCTTCTTTGAGTTGTTTCATCTCAGAAGTTAATTTTTTAGTAACTGTGTTTTCAACAATTGCAGCACTACGCTTAATAAATTGCGCTTTGATTTCTCCAAACTTGTTTTTTGCTTCACGGACTAACTTAACTTTCGTTTCTGCTAAATCACGCTTGTCAATTGCAAACTCGTTGATTTCTCTTGCTAGAGCACCTACAATAAAGTTCTCTAACTTAGAAAAATTCTCAGCAACTTTATCACGATCGCTTTGGAATTCTACTAATTCTTTACCAAGTTGTTTCATGATAAATGATTCTAATATTTTAGCATCACCTGTCATTTTGCGTTGATAAGTAACCTTTGCTTCCACTAGGGCATTCTTATCTTCTGCTAACTCGGCCATTTCTGCGGCCAATCTCTCACCGATCATCTTGTCAAGTGCTTCAACCATAACAGCCTTATCATGGCTGTATTTTTGAGCAAACTCTTCACGAAGTTCGGCAGTGACTTGGTCGCGATTCTCTTGAATACGTTGGGTAAAAGCGCCTTCAATCTCAGACTTTACGTCTTCTGACATCACGCCACTTTCGACCAATTGTTTGAATGCGTCCAACATTTTTTGGTCTCCTTAGGTTTTTAACCCGTTAATAATATGAAGCATCGCCTCTCGTAGATACTTCTGGGCCTTTGGATCTTCTTTCACTTCTTGCGCTACTGTAAATGCTTTGTTACCTCCACGCATGTTCATGATATGTTCATAAACAGGTGTAGGATAAGCACCAGGAGCACTTGGTTGAGCAACTACGTCAACAGTAATAATCTCAAAATCTGCTACTTCGCCAGAACCTTCATTAACGTTACCGCTACCTCTAGAACTTACGCCAAGTTTTACGCCGCTTTCAAGCATTGTGCGAACTAAGTTACCCATTGGGGTAGGAAGGATTTTCATCTTTCCATAGCCATTTGGGCCGTCCATCCACATATCTGTAATCATATGGGATACACGGTCTAAATTTACTTTTAAATCATCAGGATGATCAACTTCACCTAAAACAGAATAACCACTCTGAATTTGATCATTTAAAGTTTTTACAGCGTTAGCAATCTCATTTACTGGATAAACCCGCTGGTTGGCATTTCGGATACCGCCTTGAATAGCAATTCCCTTCAAGTATAGATTCTTACCGTCCTTGTCATCAGA